GTCCATGATCGGACCATTACAGACCTGCATTAGACAATGTGATTACTGCTGACAATTTAAAAGAGCGCTGACAATTTAAAAGCGCTGACAATTTAAAAGAGCGCTGACAATTTAAAAGCGCTGACAATTTAATGTACCGTTTCAGATTCGTCTTCAAATTCTTTTTCTATCCTTTCTCGTAACTCTGGAAGAATACTGATAACTTCTTTAAGGATGTTTTCTATATCACTATTTGGTAATAGTGTAATGTACATTTCTACGACTGCCTTTAACATGATGTTAGCACTCATAAAAAGAGTTGCTGGATCACCATGAGAAGTATCAGCTACAAGGTTATGTAGAGCATTTTGAAAGGGATTCATTTTATTTTCGAGTGTATCAAAGGAAAAATGGACCCCATCCATCTTTACACGTTTCTTCTTTTTCATGTTAGATATGTCTCAATCTTATTGGTTCGTCAGTTTCATGTTCCAACAACTTAAAAATTTTAGATGACAAGTTGCAAATATCTTCATTTCTAAGGTCATAATTGTTGGTTTCATATGCGACAGCCCATTGTCTTAATACTTCTAAAAAAGTGGAGCCTATCGCTTGCTGAACAGTGCGGTGTTCACGCAAGATTTGTTGTCCAAATAATTTAGAATCAAAGGACATAATGTTAACAACATTAGATACGTTTAATGCTAATTCTTCTTCTTCTGTATAGATGGTCATACTCTTTATTTTCCCCCTTTTTTTATGCTGCCAAATCCAACTCTATTCCGCGACAACGAACCCACTGTATTGTTTCAATGTTGATGTTGCGGTAGTTCTTTGCGGTTGTTTCCCATCCAACCATGTACTGTTGTGGATTAGCAGTTTGCTCTCCACCTTTGGAATGCTTCTTGACATTTAACCGACAGGTTATCACTCTTTCAGTTCCATCCTTTTTCAAAAATAGAACAGTAAAAAAACGATTACCGACAAACTCTTTAAAGCGGTGCATGAACAAGGTATTTATACTCATAGTGATTTCCTTCCATCAAGGGGGAAAAAGGGGTTGACAAGGTCAATTCCTGTCCTTATAAGTCCTGACTGACACAGTGTCAAGGGAAAATTTTTCACATGAGCTACCAACGGCGGCAACAAGACCTTGAGCGTAGAAACAGAAAAAGGAATATCTATGCTAAGAGTTTAAGTAACCCTAAGTATAGACAAAGAAGAGTAGAGAATAAAAAAAAGAAGAAGTTAAATAAAAAAACTTTTGATCTAGATGTCTATTTAAAGAATGAATATGGTGAAGAAGATCAAAAAGATGGCTGACAAGTTCTTTATAAATTGTGATCAAGAATCAAAAATGTCTAGAAGATTTGGTTCTGGATGGAGAGTTATTGAGATTATCTACAGCAAGAAAAAGTGGACAAGATTAAAGTACGCTCCTAATAATTTAGTTAATAATGTTCCTTTATTTAAAAAATTTGTTAATGTTAAAACAGAACTTTGGAACCGTATGAAGAAGGAAGAGTTGTAATGACAACATATGTTCTAGATATAGAAACAAACTCTTTAGATGCTTCTATCATATGGTGTGTTGTATTAAAAGAATTAAACACAGATACTTTTGTTATTGCAACATCACCAAAACAACTACCCTTATTAAAGATTAACGATACATTTATAACACACAACGGAATAGCTTTTGATATTCCAATCTTAAATAATCTGTGGAAAACTAAGATTACAGTGCCGCAGGTTATTGATACTTTTATTATGTCTCGCCTTTTTAATCCTAACAGAGAAGGAGGACATTCACTGGCCTCTTGGGGTAGAAAATTAGCATTTGAAAAGATAGATTTTAATAACTTTGAATCTTTTAACAAAGAGACTGTTGAGTACTGCATACGCGATGTTTCTTTAACGGAGAAGGTTTATAATCATTTGTTACAAGAAGGTCGGGAGTTCTCTGACAAGTCTATTCGATTAGAACATAACATTGCTTATATCATAAGTCAGCAAACTAAGTACGGCTTCTTTCTTGACAAAAATAAAGCTGAAGATTTATATGCAGAAACATACCAAAAGGCTAAACAAATAGAATACGAGCTACAGACGGAATTTAAACCAAAACCTAAATTTATAAGAGAAGTAACTCCTAAAATAAAAAAGGACGGCTCCTTATCGTTAGTAGGTTTAAAGGACATACCAGATGCGGAAGAGTCTGTTGGTGGTTCTTTTTCTATGTTCAAGTATGAACCCTTTAATCTTGCAAGTCCAAAACAAATCATTGAACGATTGAATATTTGTGGATGGCATCCCACGGTGTTTACACCTAAAGGATCGCCAAAAATATGCGAACAAAATCTTGAAACAATATCTGACAATGCTCCCCTGTCTGCCAAGAAATTAGCAGAATGGAAGATGTTAGAATCTCGTTGGAAAACTGTAGAGAGTTGGTTAGATGCTTGTCACGCTGACAATCGTATACACGGTAGGGTTTTTTCAATGGGGGCTGTTACAGGACGCATGACACATGCCGATCCCAACATGGCTAATGTTGTTTCTGTTGACAAACCTTACGGTAAAGAATGTCGAGAGTGCTTTACAGTTAAGAACCCTGACAAATACAGCCTAGTAGGCATGGATGCGAAGGGGCTTGAATTGAGGATGTTAGCTCATTACATGAATGACAAAAAGTACATTGACATTGTATTACATGGTGATCCTCACGTTGAAAATCAAAAGGCGGCGGGACTTCCTGACAGATCAAGTGCTAAAACATTTATTTATGCATTTTTATATGGTGCTGGTGCGGAAAAGATTGGGTCCATTATTAACGGAACGTCCAAGGACGGTGCGCGATTGAGAAATAAGTTTCTTTGTAATATGCCATCCCTGTCAAAATTAATAGACCGTGTAGCACAAGCCGCCTTACGAGGCAGCGTTAAAGGCTTAGATGGAAGACGCATTCTGATACGGCACCAACACGCTGCTTTGAATACTTTGTTGCAAGGTGCAGGAGCAATAGTTTGTAAACAATGGAGTGTGTATATGCACCACTATATAAAGCATAACAAATTAAACGCTCGTTTAGTTAATACTATACATGATGAATTACAATACGAAGTTTTAAATACTGATGTAGAAGCAATCATGGAGAGTGCTGATAAAATGATGCAAAGAACAGGGGAATTCCTGGACGTACGACTGGAACTTAATGCAGATGCAAAGGTAGGTAAAACATGGGCCGATACACATTAGAAATACAACACGGCTTTAAAGCAGAAGGGCTTTTTCAACATCTTGCTGAAGCACGGGGCTACAATGTTGAGACAGCATCAACGTCGATGAATATCAAGGATCACATTGACCTGATATTAACAAAAGATACTGAACAATACTCAGTCGATGTGAAATCACGTAAGAAACTTCACAGAAATGGAGATTACAACGATGCCTTTGTTTGGGTAGAGTTTCACAATGTGCAAGGTAAGCTAGGATGGCTGTACGGAAAGGCTGACAAAATCGTATTTGAGCGGGCTGACGATTTCGTTATTGTAGATCGTGAGAATCTAAAAGATTACTGCGAAACTACGGTTGTTCCTTTATTTGTCGATGCTCCATCGGATGCGGTTTATAAAATATACCAAAGGAGTGGACGCAAAGACGTTATCAGTCTTGTGTCTATGGAGAATATCCTTCATCCGTATTCGTATGTTGTGGACACCGAAATATGGGAAAAAGTGGAAAAAGTGGAAAAAGGGGGTTGACAAGTACAAATAGGGGGCGTAGACTCCAACCATTGTGGACATAGATACCAGAGAAAAAGGAGAGATCTATATGATAGTACGAGGAACAGCCCAGTGGGCTTCGGTTTTTGAACCAAATGAGTTGAGTGGAAAGTTTCAGATTGACGTTTGTAATCTTAACACTGAAACAGTTAAGTCGCTTAAATCCGTTGGCATAGACGCCAAGAAGGGAACTGGTGATAAAGCTGACAAAGGACGTTTCATCACAGCCAAATCCAAGAAGTATCCCCCAAAAGTTCTTGATCGGCGGGCGCAAGCAATGGATGGTTCAATTCTTATCGGTAACGGATCTGAAGTGAAAGTTTCCATTCGCCCTTATGCGTGGACGTTTGGAGATAAAACAGGTGTTGGCGCAGGACTTAACAGCGTCATGGTTACATCACTTGTTGAGTATGGTGGAAGTGAAGAACTTGAACCAGAAGATGATTTCGATGATAACGAAGTTCCGTTTGACACAAGGGAGGAGATTGACGAACTCTAAAATTATTAGAAGTTCAGTTCTATGGTAGGTTGGAGTGGCTGTAAAGGAAGCCGCTGATACTAGAGCGAGGGGTTGGGGCTGCTAGTATACACTTTCTTTTTGTTGACGGTATTTAAAGAAGGAACTCTTATGAAGAAAAATATTTATACACTTATACCCGACATACACAAACTTCTTGAAGATGGAAAAGAGGGAGTCAATGAAAAGAACTTGAGAGAGTTCTTTAAAGCTTTGCGTGAAGACGTGGAAAGTTTTCTATCACCTGATAACAGGGATAACAGTGGAAGACTTCGAATGTCCGCTATTGGAAAACATGATCGTAAGTTATGGTATGAATTTAATAATAAAGAAACAAAGAAATTTGGTGGACAACAGAAATTAAAATTCTTCTTTGGCAATCTCGTTGAGTCGTTCCTTTTATTTCTTGCACAAGAAGCAGGACACAAAGTTATGGATCGTCAGAAGGAAGTCGTTCTGGAAGGCATCAAAGGACACATAGATGCTAAAATAAATGATGTTGTAGTTGATATTAAATCGGCTTCTGATTTTGGTTTTAAAAAATTTAAAGATAATCTTCTTCACATTGATGATCCTTTTGGGTATGTAGGACAATTAAGTAGTTATGTTCAAGCAGAAGGAGATGATACGGGATACTTCTTAGCTTACAATAAGAACACTGCAGAAATGGTTCTTGTTGAGTTGGATGAGTTGACAATGATAGATGCGAAGACGCGCATTGCAGATCTAAAAGAAATTGTCAAAGACAAGTCTCTTCCTGATCGATGTTATGCTGATCGTGACGAAGGTAAACAGGGTAACAAAATCCTTGATAAGAATTGTACCTACTGTGACTTTAAGCATGAATGTTGGGAGGATGCTAACGATGGTCAGGGTCTAAGAGTTTTCTCCTATGCTGGTGGTCCTGTCTATTTCACGCATGTTGAGAAGGAACCAAGAGTTGAAGAGATACTTATGTAATGTCATATCTTAGTACACATCAACCTTGTCCACATTGTACAAGTAGTGATGCTCTGTCTATAAACATTGATGGTAGTACGTACTGTCATTCTTGTGAGAGATACACAGCGTCAGGAAATGTTGATGAATTATCTGATGATAGTGGTTATGAGGAAGGTAGAGAAATGAGCGCAGTCAATGTAAACATAAAAGAAGAGATACGCCATATCCAAGTAAACAAGGCACTCTTAGATTCTGGTGTAAGTATGGCTCTCTCTGACAGGGGTATAACCAAAGAAACGTGTCAAGTCTTCAATGTTACAGTGCGAGGCAATAAGCACTTTTACCCGTACTATAATGAGGATGGCGAGTGGGTAGCAAACAAGATAAGAAGAAGTTCTGCAGATGGGCAGAAAAGGTTTAGCACAGTGGGAGAGTGGGGTGATGCCCAACTCTTTGGGCAGAAGAATTTTTCTAAAGGTGGTAAGTACATCACCATATGCGAAGGAGAGCTTGATGCTCTCGCTGCTTACCAGATGATGGGATCGAAATGGCCCGTTGTGTCTATTCGTAACGGGGCTTCCAGCGTTCTAAAGGATATTGAGGCATCCTTTGAGTATCTAATGAGTTACGATAATATTGTTTTGTGCTTCGATAACGATGAGCCTGGAAAGAAAGCTGCCAAGAAAGCTGCAGAGTTGTTAGCTCCTAAAGCCCGTGTTGTTCATCTCTTGAAACACAAAGATGCAAATGAATACCTTCTGGCTAATGACAAAGAGGGGTTTATGAAGTCATGGTGGAATGCCGATAATTATACACCAGATGGCATTGTTTCGGGAACAACTTTATGGGATTCCTTGAAAAATGGGGTAGTCAAGACTTCTGTTGTTTATCCCTATGACGGTATGAATAGAATGACATACGGTATAAGAATGGGGGAACTTATAACGGTGTGCGCAGGTACGGGGATTGGCAAGAGCAGCTTTTTAAGAGAAATTATAAAGCATATCTTTGACAATACTGATGATAACATCGGTTTAATGTTCATGGAAGAGAATGTTCGTAATACAGCGGAAGCTATAATGAGTCTTGAACTTTGTAAACAGCTTCATCTTCCCGACACAGAATACACAGAACAAGAATATGAAGAAGCTTTTAATAATACGGTAGGATCAGGACGCTATTTCTTCTTTGATCATTTTGGATCTAACAGCATAGACAGCATACTGTCACGTATTAGATACTTTGCCAAAGCTGCTAAGTGTAAGTATGTCATACTTGACCATATAAGTATTATTGTGAGTTCTCAAGAACATGCGTATGATGAGCGCAGGACCATAGATGAATGTATGACTAAACTGAGAACGCTGGTACAAGAACTGGATATTTGCTTATTGATGGTTTCTCATTTGCGTAGACCCTTACAAGGTTCTCACGAGGAAGGCTTGAATACGTCATTGTCTGACCTTAGAGGCTCTGCTAGTATTGGACAACTATCAGACATTGTAATAGGGCTTGAACGCAACGGACAAGCGGATGATTTAATTGAGCGGCATACAACCTACGTGAGGGTTATCAAGAATAGGTTCTCTGGTCTTACAGGACTATGTGCTAAGTTATTCTATGATTTCAAAGAAGGGCGCATACGAGAGAAGAGCCTGGATCTTGAAGCTGAAGACAAGGACAACGAGGAAATTTGATGCCACTGGTTTCGATATTCAACATTGTAGAAGCGGACATCCTTGAGAATAAGGACTGTATATTCATCTACGCAGATAATAAGAAACAAGATGGTTTACCTTTTACCAATGGTAGATTTAGAGTACTTGCGAATGCTTTCCCCATAATAGTTAAGAAATATGGAGGACATGATCCTGAGTCATATTGGAAAGATGAAGAGTTTATTTTATTCAAGAATGAACTTAGAAGATCTCTAGAAGTAATAGAGAAGATTCTTAGTGTGGGAACAGTTGGAATCCTGTGTCGAGAATCTTTAGACCACTATCAGTTTTCAGTGGATACCATATCTTCATACTCAAAAGAGGCGAAGGAGCATTTGCTCAATGAACTGTCTTCTTTCTATTCGAGATTTACGGTCAAGCGCAAATGAATAAATATCGATCAAATTTTGAACATACCTTCTCTGTATTCCTTGATCAAAAGGGTATACGCTACGAATACGAACCAACAAAGTTTTCTTACACTCCAAAAGAAAGAACATACACACCAGACTTCTTTCTTCCAGACTACGACATCTATATCGAGACAAAGGGTTTATTCGTATCGGAGGATCGAACAAAACATCTACTTGTTCGTGAACAGAATCCAGATGTTGAGATACGTTTTATTTTTCAAAACTTAAAGAATAAGCTTTACAAAGGATCAAAAACAACGTACGCTGATTGGTGTGAAAAACATGAATTTGAGTATGCCCAGGATGAAATGCCCGCGCCTTGGCGGAAGCGAAGGAAATGAGATGGATGATACACCTCACATAACAGACGAAGAGTTGGAAGATGTTCTAAGAGAAGAAAGAGAGAATCTAAAAGAAGGGCGAATTTACCTTATTTTAGAAGCTTCTGAAGAAGACGAAACTTTTTTTTCTATGCTGTGTTTAGATACCACAAAGAATAACAAAGACGGTACTTCCAGCGTATGTCAGACTCTTGCAAAAGGGCTTGTACATCTTATCTCAGAAAGTAGTAATGATATTTTTGATCTTGGACAAGCAGTACTTGATCACGAGTCGCCCAACAAAGAAACTAATGTGGTTACGTTTGACGGTCTCTTTGTTGAGGATAACGTAGTTTCGTTGGATAATTATCGTAAAGATAAGCATACAAAACAAACTATAACTAATCCTGAAACAGGGGCTGTAACGGTAACTTTCTCATTTAACGATGACGAACCTGTCTGACCAAAGAGTAGACCAATGAAAAAAGATGATCCTGTGAATAGCCCAGAGCATTACCGAAAACTTGATATTGAGGCCATCGACATTATCGAGATGTCAATGACACAAGAAGAATATCTTGGTTACCTAAAAGGAAATGTACAAAAATACCTTGTTAGATATAAGCATAAGGGAAAACCTATGGAAGATCTAGATAAAGCTCTCTGGTACTTAATGAAATTAAAAGACAAAGTTTCGTTCTATGGAGAGTTGGAGACAAAATGCGATGAGTAACTCACTTCCAACAGACTACCAAAATTTTATCTATAAGAGTCGATATTCTCGTTGGGTGGAAGACAAACAACGGCGAGAAACTTGGGAAGAGACTGTTACTCGGTTCGTTGATTTTCTGGTGGGCCATATAAAATTGGTCTGCGAAGTTGATCTAAGTACTTTGGCAGAGGTGGAAGCCGTCAAGAAAGCCATACTGTCCTTGAATGTTATGCCGTCTATGAGGGCTTTAACAACTGCAGGTCCAGCCCTTCAACGTGAAAACATTGCAGGGTATAATTGTGCATACATTCCTATAGATAATCCTAGATCTTTTGATGAAATACTCTATATTCTTATGAATGGTACAGGCGTAGGCTTCTCTGTGGAACGAAACTTTATCGGGAATTTACCGACCATACCAAATCAGCCGTTTGAAGAAACAGAAGACGTTATTTGTGTGGCAGATTCCAAAGAAGGCTGGGCTAGAAGCTTTAAGGATCTTGTTGGTTATTTGTATACCAATCGTATCCCCAAGATTGATTTGTCAAAAGTACGCCCTGCAGGATCAAGATTAAAAACCTTCGGTGGTCGAGCTTCTGGTCCTGAACCTCTTAGCGATCTATTTCAATTTACCATAAGGATATTTCAAGGTGCCACGGGAAGAAAGCTTTCATCTATTGAGTGTCACGACATCGTATGTAAAACTGGTGAGGTCGTGGTTTTTGGTGGGGTTAGGCGCTCCGCTCTTATTTCTCTTAGTAATCTTACTGATGATAGGATGCGGTCTGCTAAGTCTGGTAATTGGTGGGCTTTGCATCCTCACAGGGCTTTGGCAAACAACTCTGTTGCGTACACGGAGACCCCTGATCCATCGGCATTTATGAAAGAATGGCAAGCGCTGTACGAAAGCAAATCAGGAGAGAGAGGCATCTTTAATAGGGTTGCAGCACAGAAGAAAGTATCTGGCATAGGTCGTAGAACACCGCACGATAGTTTTGGAACCAATCCATGTAGCGAGATTATCTTACGGCCCAATCAATTTTGCAACCTGTCTGAAGTTGTTTGCCGCCCGAATGATACGGCAAAGATATTACGAAAAAAGGCGGAACTTGCTTCCCTGCTTGGTACGTTGCAATCTACTCTTACTGATTTTAAATACTTAAGGGCGCGTTGGCGTAATAATACAGAAGAAGAAAGATTACTTGGAGTATCTCTTACAGGAATCATGGATTGTAATCTTCTTAACAGCAACAACAGTTCTTCTGCCAAAGCCTCGTTTCTACATTCTTTGAAAGAAGTAGTAATAGAAACTAACAAGAAGTGGGCTAAACTGCTGGGCATCCCCCAGTCAACAGCTACGACTTGTGTCAAACCATCTGGAACCGTGAGTCAGCTTACAGACGCTTCCAGTGGTATTCATGCTCGACATGCGCCTTTCTATATCAGGACTGTGCGTGGGGATATCAAAGACCCATTAACTCGTTTCTTGATGGATCAGAGTATCCCTAGTGAACCTGATATTAACAACCCTAGCAACACGGTGGTATTTTCATTTCCTTTCGTATCACCGTCTACTGCTATCTGTCGGGCTGATACGAAGGCTCTGGAGCAATTACACTTTTGGAAACTATTCAGTGACCACTGGTGTGAACATAAGCCTTCAATTACGGTGAGTGTCAAAGAGCATGAATGGATGGAAGTAGGAAGTTGGTGCTACGAGAACTTTGATAGTTTAAGTGGTATCAGCTTCCTGCCTTTCTCGGATCACAGTTACCGACAAGCTCCGTACCAAGATTGTACAAAACAGGAATATAAAAAGCTTGCATCACAGATGCCAAAGGAAATAGACTGGGAAAAATTCAACAGTTATGAAAAAGAGGACAACACAAAAGCCTCGCAGGAATTGGCGTGTACTGCGGGGGTGTGTGAACTTGTGGATATATGAAGAGAGCTACTATTTCAGAAGTTCGTGTTGAACTAAAAGAAGACGGGAATCTAGAACTGATTTACAGATCTATTCCCGCCGATAAGTTCAGGGAAGTTATGGATTTGGGACTACCAGAATATGAGAATACTGAACTTCTTAAAAGTTTTATGGATCGTTTAGAAAATATAACAAGAGAATATCTTGAAGATGTCAAAAAGTTGTTATAACTATAAATCTTATTATTAAATATCTTTCATGGAGAAACTTTCTCCGCATCCACACATAGAATTAACATTGGGATTCTCTATCATCAGTCGTTGCCCAAAGATATCTTTCTTATAATCAACTTCTGTTCCTGTTAAATACATAAGTGAAAGGTTGTCTATAATAAGTCTTCCTGTATCTAAATCTAATGTAAAATCATCTGTAAAATTTATTAACTCTTCTTCCGACACAAGTTGCCAATCATAACTAAATCCAGAACATCCTCCGCTATTAACGGAGAGTTTGATGGCTGGAACATTCTTATCTACTATAATAGAAGACAAATGTATATCAGCATTGTCTGTGAGTTCTATCATTTACCGACACCAGACAAGTACTTCGGTACAGGTTTTCCATCCAGTTTTTTGCGTATCCATCGGTATAGTCTTTGATAATAAAGGAACATAGTTCTACCCTTACCTTTACTTTTTCATGTTATTCCTATGAATACCCTTGTGCTTCTCAAATGAGCGCATTGATCCAAGTCCCAGAAGACTTAGAGTCAAAGTCATTAGCCCCTCTGTTGGGATGATAGGTATCGAGAGAGTACTTCCCGTTATGGCAATAACCCATATAAAGACAGGCTGAAAGACAAATTGCCATCCCAGACCAAAAGCACAGATCCACATGATGGACGGTCTAGCCCCTGCCACAAAGATGCTGGGATGCTTGGCTTGTTCTATATTGGCTTGTGCTTGAGCTAAATCCAGTGACACTATTTGTGACTTCAATTCGTGAGATAGCTTTGTTTTAAGATCCTTGTCCTCAACAAACTTGTCGAGAACTTTACCTGCAACGCCTATAACTGTTTCTGCAATACCTAGCATTACTTCTTAACCTTTCCACCTTTATTAAATTTGCGAGTATACCCCACTCTACCTCTAAGACTTCTTTTTTTACCTGCACTTGGAATTGCAGGGCTTGCACCCATGCCTACACTGAGCCTTCCGCCGCCAAGGCGAGTACTAACGCCAGCCCTGTAATCGTATTCAGGTTTAGCTTTCTGCGAAGCCCTTCCTTTGTAGCCTGGAACATCTACGTCCGTTACGCTTTTAAAATTAGATCTTGATCCTCCCACAGATCCAGAGGCTCCTTTAGTCCAAGGAATGGGAAAAGTAAGATCTACACCTTTCTTCGTTCCTGTAAAGCTTTGTTTGACACCTTCTTCTGGGCGTAGCTTTGTTCTGGCTCCCCCGTATGAAGCTTTGACTCCAAAACGTCCTTTTTTAGCGGATAAACCAATATTTCCACTATATGTTTCTCTTGGGGGATGTTGTGCTGATTGTGTACTGAATTCGCCCCCTACTTGTATATTAGGGGAGCGCAAACTGCTTTTATTGGCGTACGGTTTGTTTTTAGGAGACATTATTTATACTTTTCCTTGTTCTTCTGGGTTTCCTGTATGAACATCAACGCATTGGTATTGGAACATTTCGGGTTCGGGTACGTAAAAGATTTTCAAATGCGTCAAAGACTTCGCCTTTCTTCATTTCTCCTTTAAAGGTTTTTCCCATGATCTTTTTCTGATAGCTTGGAGGAAATCTGCCGTTAATAGTGCGGTATACATCTGCATACTGCTTATTTGTTATTTTAAACTCTTTACCCAGTTCGCTCTCAGAGAGAATACCTTTAAAGGCTCTTGATCCAGCTTTCCAGATTGCCTTCATACCTTCTTTTCCAACGTCTTGGTTCCGAATAATTTTTTCAAAAGTTTCCATTGCTCTCGGATCTAGAAGTACCTGATACATTAAGTCTACATGCTTCGTACCATGCTCTAAAAAAGTCATTTCTGCAATAACATATGAGGGGTGAACAAAGCCTCTAACTACATTATACATTCTTCCTACTGTTTGACGTGCTGCCATCCCTTTTGGTATCTCAGCAATTCTTAAAGATCCTGGAAGTTTAGCTAGAGTTGTACGGGCATAAGCAACTATATCTTTAAGACTTTTTAAAGCCGCCTCTCTATCTTCTATCTTTTTAGCCGTCTCTTTAGACATACCTCCAGCGGTTCTCCTAAAATGTAAAATCCTTTCTAAAGCTGGTATAGCATTATCAAGTGCATCATCAAATTTGACAATATCCACAGTTTTAGCAAGAGGTGCGATTTTCTCTGATGCTTCGCCAGCCATACTTTTTACAGGTGCTTTTTGTACAGCTACTTTAGCTAAATAATGCAATATGAGATCTTCTAATCCATCAATAACTGATGGGTTATCTTTTACCGCTTCAAGAAGTATATCTAGAGGATTATCATAAACATTTGATACTTTATCTTTGTATAGTTTTTGCAGTTCTTTGTTAAGAGTTTCTAAGTTTTCAGGGGGGTCTGTCTTGTAATTTTCTCTCCATATTCTTTTAGCTTCATCTATGTTTTGTAGGAGAGGGTCTTTCAGAGATGTTAGTTCATCTACTGTGGCTCTGATATCTTTACCAAGTGTATCGGTGAGCAGCTTTATTACAAACTGCTCTATGTTTACTGTTGGTCCTAGTAAATCTTTAAGGTAATTTCCTTTAATTTTATCGCCAAAAAGCTTAACAATATGGGAAAGACCTTTGTCTATTTTATATTTTACTTTTGTTATGTCAGGAGGATCAGAGAGTACTGCAAGTTTATCCATACCCGTTTTATATGTTCGTAATGTTTTTGATTGTTCTGGATTAATAATCTTGTAATGCTCAAGCAATCTTATATGATCCATACTCATTCTCCGAAGCCATTCCGTATCTCCATTTCTGATACGTGTTCCTATGGCGTGAGAAACAAGATCTAACGCTTGGTGTCTTACCTCTGCTGCCGATCTTACCGTTCCTGACTTTACTAATTTGCCCGTTCTAATGTCTATTGCCATTTCTGGAACGTCTTTACCAGATCCTGGGAATAGTTGATTGAACATTCTTACTCCATACGGAAGGGCTTCTTTTTCTTCTTTTTTTACGCTTAAGGCTCCTGGCATATTCTCCCAGTTACGTATATAAACTCGATTCTGATCAAGAAGAGCGCCTATAAGCATCTCTTCTGATGAAAGTGGTGATGGGGTCTCTAGTCGCTTTCTTGGACTTAGTGTTTCTTCTATTCGTCGCCCCCAATAAGAATTAAGGATTTCTCCAACATTTTCTTTGTATACTTTATTTGCACTTGCTCTTTGTTTAAGAATGGCGGCTATCTGATCTTCAGTCTGACCCAAAGAGTCCAGTATAACTTTATTTGTATCAGAAGTAGTTACATTATCAAAGAGTTCTTCTACTTTAGAAGCTGCTAAGTGTGTATCAAACCTATCAGTTCCCGCTGCTGAGCTGTTTGCTTTTTCCCAAGCCCTGGTACGAATTCTATGTGCATCTGAAAGCTTCAAAATAGCGGGTATCATCTCATCTATGTATCTATTTATTTCCTCAGTATCTTTAGCGTCTTTTCCGCTTACTCTAATTTCTGCTATTGTTCTAAGAATGTCATTATCTCCAGGATTTTGTTTCCACTTCGCACTAAGATCTATAAGAAAATCATTTACGTCTGTTGGATCAATACGACCTTTTGATGTTTCTAACGCTATATCGTCATAATGTCTAAATTTGCCAGATAGTATTCCGAGTATATTTTCTATACCTCCTACCTCTGAACTTGTCTTTCCAAATTCTTCTAAGAACCTCATTCTTGCAGCAGTAATGAAATCTTCAGCATCCCCTCTAGATACTATATTACCAGGACCAAAAATGTTTCTTATTGCTTCGTCCGTACGCAAAGAAGTATCCTGGACATATTTAATTAAGCTTGTAGCAGGAATAAAGACTTCCATATCTATTTTTTCATACAGGGCAGCGGCTTCGCTTTTATGGAAACTTCTAACATCAGTTAAAAGATTATGAGTATCTCTTGAAAATGCCATCGCTCCTTTAGCATTTTCTATTTCTACCTTATTTGCATCTCTAGTCATTCCATCTGTACTTTGTGTATAATTTTTAGTATACCTTGGTAATACAAATCCTCCATCTGAACTTGGCCCAAGGATACTAGCTTGAAGTTTAGCGTGGGCATCACTCTCGATCATACCCTTAAAATCCTTAGCTATTGCAAATTTAGTAGCGTCAATATTACCTAGCTGTTGTGTAGCACTATCTAGATATTTGGATATGGAATTTACTAGATTCTTTGTTCCAGGAAGAACATCTTCTGATTGTCTTAAATTTTCTAATCCTTGTTGTACTTGCAGAATTTGCTTATCCAGCGCTCTATGATGTGCATCAAGTGCGCCAATAGCACTAGCTTTCTTCATATCAAATATGTTTCTAACAGAATTAAATATGCCCGTTTTTGAAAGAAAGCTTTTACCGTATTGTTCTGCACTTAGAGCAGCTTTTTGTAATTTTTCTATTGAATGTAGGGGTATAACTTGAGACAGAAAAGCCATATGTGAATGTCCAGGAAGAAAGGACTTTTCTCCTCCTTGTATATTTAATCTTTCTACCAACTTCATAAATTGTGCTGTTGATCCAACAATAAGTTCCCTACTCTCTTCATCCATACTTCTAAAAGATTTCATCATTATATTCACAGCAGCATTAGTCATTCTCGTTGTTCCTTGCCACTTATCACCCTTTTGGGCTAGTAATACGTCGAGAGGAGATGGCCCCTGTTTAACAGTATCCCACCCTGCAGCTTGTTTCCATGCTTTAAGAGCGGTAGATAGCTCTACACCAGATGAATATGCTTGTAAAAACTTTCCAAAAGGTTTATTAGCATATCCTTCAAGGCTTTTAGCCCATACTTCATAGGGTTTTCCACCTTCTGTACTTAATCCTCTTCCGATCCTAAGTACTATACCTGCTAAAGTATACACAGATCCTATCGTCTGAGCTGGAGGAAGAAAGGCTAACGGTGGATAAATACTTCCAAAAGTTTCTTTCATAAGAGGATACGCGGCACCAGGAGTTTTGCTTATAATTTGTGACATTCCACGCGCCCCACCCATATATCCCGCCATTGAAAATAGATAGGGAACCCATTTATATTGATTATAAAAATCATCTCCTAGCCAGTCTTGCATTACCATTGTAGTCGTTGCTCCCGCGTATCCTGCAGCGGTACTTCTTCCAATAGCCGATACAATGCCAAAACTTTCTTCTAGTTTACCTCTATTTATTTTATGTGTATAAGGTTCTCCCTTTGCCGTGGCACCGAGTCCTAACCCATGTTTTTTTCCTTTAAAAATTATGTGTGTTTGATTATGTGTGATATCATATTCTCCCCAGAGTCCCTGTCCTTTTTTATTTTTTCTTAGCAATTCGTTTATTATCTTTCGTCCCTCTGTGTCTCCGAATAATTTTATTCCTTCGTTTTTAGCATGTTGCCTAAGAAAGAAATCATCAAGAGGTTTCATCGTTTTCCGTGCAAATTTTGTCCAACCAAACATTGGGAGACCCATGACGGGCATTCCCAGTTCAATACTAAACTTAAACCAATTCTCAACAAAATCACGGTCATCTTCAGGAAGGGGGTTGTCTCCTATTATAGAATCTCCTAATTCTTTAAAAAAAGGATCTAAACCCCACCTTGACCAGACATTCATAATTTTTTCTGATGCGCTTCCTTGTTTTACTTCATTTCCGTTTTTATCGTACAAAGTATATACGTTCTGCATTTCATTATTAAATAGCTGCTGCTTATTCGGCATCTGTTGCTCATCATATGCTTTCTGTAACTCTGCCATCTCCCTTCTTGATCCTTCTGGATTTGCAGTTATTCTTGCAGTAATATGATCAAGCCAGCCTTTTAGATAAATTCCTGTTGCCGCTGTTCCATAAGCTATACCCGTTGCTGCCATTTTGGCTAACATGTTAGTATCAACAGTAAGAACTTTTGCGAAAGACTGTCTAGCATATTGGCTCTTTCTCATTACTGATAAAACGGTAAGAGGAATAGCAGTGCTGATATTTAATAATGCATTCTGGGCTTTTTTAGCTGCTTCAGGATGTTTGCCGTCTTCGTTAATATAGTCTCCCACCCAATCATATGCTTTTTGTAGCTTTTCTAGGTGTGGATTTATGTCTCTTTTATAAAAGTCATCAACCTCTTCTTCTGGTAAACCTTTCTTTTTCCATAGTTTTCTAATGCGTTCTAAGTTAAGAAATACTTCTGACCGTCTTTGTCTATCACTTTCAACGCCAACCGTCAAAGGTGGGGCAATGCCTGGAAGTGGGACATATTTAGGGTCAGTAAAGAATCCTCTCTCTTTTCTTTTTTGATTCTCTTGAACTCGTAGCGCCTCTCTCGCCATGTATCTTTCTTTCGCTTTACTAAAATCAAGAGGTGCAAGAGGTGAAGGAACAGCATCAACGGCAGGAACTGGCGGTTCTCCCTCTCCTTCTGGAGCGGCTGTGGGTTCGGGAGCAAGCTCATCGACGGTCGGTTGTCCTGCTTGTTGTTGTTGTTGTTGTACTTTATCAGCTTCTGGAGGAGGAGGAGGAGAAGGAGGATCTTCAGCGTGAGCATCAGAAGGAACATCATCAGCAGCAGCGACAGTGATTGTATCCGTATCAACAGATCCTTCTGGAACGGACACGGGTTTGGGCGGGTCAATAAACCCCTCCCGATCCGCATCGTCGGTATTAGTTTCTTGTTCTCTTTTGGTGTTATAATCTTTGTATTTTTCGATAAGAGAGGCCATGCTGCTCTTTACTCCTTTTTTTTAAAAGTCTTATTGTAGAACTTTTTAAAACTGCCCTTCTAGTTCCGTTCTCTCGTCTATTTTATCAAGAATAATACTTATAAGAGTTTCTTGTAGAATTATAATCCAGCGCTCTTTTGCAGGTTGCATTAACTGTTTAATTGTTTTAAAGTGACCCACATTTTGGTGTCTGCCAAGATCCTCCATAAGACTTCCCATACCTCTCTTTGCCTCTGGTCCCATATTCCTAAAAGTTTTAGAGTTCTCAATGAGGCTTTGGAACGCTTCTTTGTTTAATGACACTCCTGAATCTTTAATCATACCAGACTCACGTACGATCTGTACCTTCCTTTCTGGAGGATACCCTTTCCATTGACCTGGATTTTGTTTTATGTCTTCCAAAAAAGTTTTTGCAGCATCGTCCATGTGCCCAGATAAACGAGAAGTACGAGAAGCCGTCTCACTCCTCCTCCCTCTTTCGAGGGCGGGCATATATCTTTTGAAGGCGGCGTATCTACTATAAGCTAATGATATAGGTTCAGCCACATTCATTATTTTATTAGTATATTCTTTTCCGTAGGGTAGGGTATCTTTCATAATTTTCATTTTTTTAATTACGTTATCAACTGTATTTATAGCTGCTTTTATATTTAATACTTGAAGGCGAGTTCCGCCAGCCCATAAAGCTTTGTATACGTGTTCAAAGTCTTCATTTGATATAGCCCGTCCTCCCTGGCCACCCTGGATCATTCCAGCAAATTGGTATGTCAGCATTATGGCGCGGTAACTTCTATGTGCACTGAGCATAGCTATTTGTTTAAGGTGTGATTGTTTTGTTGCCTCGCCGTCTTCTGCAGCCTTCATATCCTTTTTAAACTGTGCCTTTGTTATTTCTCTTGCTCGATCCATTCTATTAATTATTTGTTCCTTGGTTATTCCTGATTCAGTATCTATTCCTAATTGTTTTTTTGTGGGGCCTTTTATAAACTCACTTCTTACTGGATCTAATTGTCCATCAAGCACACCAGTAAGTCTATTGAATACCGATCCAAAATAGTCCCGTGCTACAGTAAGCGCACCATGCAATCTTGCTGTAAAGATATCCATTCGTCCACCAAACTCGGTAAGCCGTCCAGCACCCTTTTCTTTTAAAGCTTTTTGAATATTCCTTGCTTGATTTTTCTCCTCTAGGCTGCTTGTTGGATCACTTATTATCCTATTAAGGTCAACTATTAATTTTTTTCCGCTACGCGGTCCTGTATCAGCACCTTTAAATAGTTCTCCCATTAATATTTTGAATTCTGACCCCATACGATCATAGAGTTGATATTGCAAGGCTCCAGCCATCAAAAAACTATCATCAAGAAGGGTCAAATGATTCCTCGCGCTAATTGCAAAGGTTTCTGATTGTTGTAAGTCCTTGTATTCTGGAGAATCTTGAATCTCTTTATCTGATCTGCGATGATAGTTGGCATTCGTTATTCTTTGTATTGGGACAAATCTTCCCTCTATCATTACACGCTGTGTAGGAGCTATGTCTTTCCAAATCTTGGTGTTTTCCGCATCCACTACAAGATCAATAAGTCCCCCTCCATTTAACAATGTATCTATAAGTCCACCAAGATTATCATCTTCTGCCATACCTTCTATAGCATTAAAAAGACTTAAGTATTTCTCTGACTTATCTGCTATATTACCACTTGCTCTTTGTGAGTTTTTTAAAGATGTTATTATAGCTCCTCGTAATTTTGTAATGCTATTATTAAAATTGTTTTCGAAGTCTTTTTGGACTTGGGTCAGGGATTGTCCACTTTTTCCTAGTGTCCATCGAGATCCAGAAGCTAAAGCATCAAGTATATGTGAATTCTCAAGATGGCTCAGTCGTACATTTCGGTGTCTATTTGTCCTGCCAGGAACGTAGTTTACTTCAGGATTTGGCATCATCCTAGAACGAAGTATATCTGGATCAGTGACATCTACTTTAATTAGTTCTCTAGCTTGCTTATTTACAGGAACAACTTTGAGTATATGCCACCCGTTTGGTCCTTTGGTCTCGTCGACAATCGCGCCACCAGCTTTTTTCACTTCGTCTTTCGTTTGTTTTAGTATGTTATCTATTTCTTTTGCAAGTCCCAGTTGTATTGGAAACTCTTTAGCTAAAGATGGCAAATGAGAAGAATCCAGCGCCCAGAGAGAATAACTTCCAGGCGCTTGAGCTTGGACTGAATTTGGAATATGAAATTTCAGATCGTTGATAAAAGCAGGGTTATTTTTTATATGCTGATTAAAAAATGCTTTATCTTGGAGGTTGCCATCTTTTAACCGTTTAATATATCTATCATACTTAAATAAAGTAAAAAGACTTATTTGTGCGTTAGAAGCCTTTGTAGGAATTTCTTCCCCAGCCCCAGGTCGCCTAGTTTCGGAGACTGTCTTTATATATCGCTCCGCTGTATCTTTGGTTTTTGTAGGGTTATCCATTGGAGGGACTCTATATTTGGTGCCATCCTCAAGATGTACAAACGTTGTAAAAAACCCAGGAGGAAGCATCTGAGACTTATCTTGTCGTTGTTTCCTATTACTAGTCTCTTCCGTTATCTCATTCTTTCTTTTTTCATCTCTTCCCCGTATACCATTATAAGAGTCTAAAATCCTTTCAGCTTTTTGTAGTAATGTAAAGCTTGTATTCGCTGAAATAGCCCCGTACTCCTGTGGCACATACTCTACAAAATCTGTTAATCTTTTATACGAGTCTGGATAATCCTTTTTTAATTCTTTATCAGATAGCTTTTTACCTGATGGTATACCAGAAAAGAATGCACCTTTGTCTATTGTAAGGCCCGCGTTTTTTTTACCTTTCCACCATTCTGTCCATCTCTCTGCCGTATTTTTGTGTGCCAATTTATTCACAGCCGAAGTAATAAACGAAAGTGAATCTGTTTTTTTGACCGTTTCAACGGCAGCGGCATCAGCATCAGCGGGGGAAATATCACCAAATTGTTTCGCAAATTGCCTGGAAAGATGGGCGCGATGATCAACCGTCAAAGGAGGGAGATCGGCGTACCCTATCACCCCAACTTCTTCTTCCTCAAGTGCAATATCTCTACCAAATACATCAGCATGTGGTCTTAGAATATTCTCGGTAAGAGCTTTTGATGCTTCTTCGACAGTTTCAGCATTTAGAAAGTCTTTGTCATTAAATGCACCACCGTTGATTTGTGTCAAAATTAACCAGAGATTAGTCATATGTTTATCATTAAGATCTTTTTCTGTAATGCTAAAGCGATTTAAAATATCTGCAAACAAACCTGCTTGAATTTGAAACATATTCTTTTTTTGACCTAAAGAAGACTCGGCATGGGCAGTACCAAGAATAGCGGCTATGTGGTGAGATTTTATTTCCACTCCCACACCTTTATGTATCTTTGCTTCCCGTACAATTTCCTTAACAATTCGCCTCTGCATACGTATTTGTGCGGGCTTTAGTTTAGAACTACGTGGTGAATAACTAAATTGCTTAATTTTTCTTAGTGGTTCATATGTACCTGGTTTTCCACTAGGTAGCTCTGCTTTTTTGTCTGGTGCTTTTCTCGGTGGCAACGCACCTCGTTTTCTAGGATCGGCGGAAGCTACTTCTTTCGTACGCGCTATAAACTCTCTGAGCCAAGCTCTATTCACTTTGTATCTATTACCTTCCGCGGCTTGTCTAATTCCTCTAGCTTTCATTGCTTGTGTTTCAAAGGCAGAACCAGCAGTATTATAGATAGGTAGTTCATCTTTACCTTTTGATATTTTTACTCCAGATTCAGCAATCTTTCTATCCTCTTCTGGAGTAAGAAACGGTAAATTTTTAAGACCTTCTTTGTGTGCTTGGGTATACAATTCTACTTTGGTTAGTAAGTTGTCAGCGGCGTTGCCGTCATCTCTACTTTGCGCTGCAAGAGTAATAAGATCCCTATAGCTATCAGTTCTAGTCCAAGACTCGTTTATTGGTTCCCACGTGTTAGTGTTGGTGTTTAGTGCCGCTGGGTACATACTTCGAAAGAGTCTTTGTCTTTGTTCATCAGCGTTACGTGCAGCCTTAACAAATAATGAGTGAACAGGTATACCCTTAGTATCCCCATGCGCTGTCTCATACGCTTTTCTTTTTTTGTCGTTTACTGTTTTCCACATGTCAAACCATGCATTATTTTTAGCCAGAAGATCCGCTACTTCCTTTCTTTCACGCTCACGTCTGTCTCGGAATCTTTGATATTGGTCCCTACGATTCCAAAGAGTCTCCGCTAGATTTTGTTTTTGTCGATACTCGTCCATTTTCCAGCCGTGTTTCTTGCTTTCTCGAAACATCCATTCGTCACGAGACAAACGACTACGACCACCAGCCGCTCTTAGCTCACGGGTCCGCTCAGACCTTCTACGTGATCCCTCTAAAAACGATCCTAAACGAAATGCCATTATATTTCTTCCTCTTCATATTCATCTTCGTATTCTATTCTTGACGGAGCCTCTTTCATATCCAAGAAGCTTCCTTCGCCCTCTTCATATTCTTCGTCTTCCCCATCGATGGAATCTCTATCGTATTCTTCGTCATCTACATCCCCCATTTCTCTTAAAGCCTTTTCAAACTCTTCACCCTCACTATCCAAGTCTTCAACTCTTCCTGATATTCCTTCTAATTCTTCTTCAAACGAACCTTTTCGATTCATACGATCTTCTATTTTCTGATATTTCTTAGGATCTATTTTCTCCATAAGCTTCAATTTCTCAATTTCAGACAACTTCTTTTTAGCTGGTCCTTCATTAAATAGTTTCATATCTTCAACATTCTGATCATCTCCTATTTGTGCTACAATCATAAATATTCCAGGCTTGGCAAGTTCTACTACATCAGGAGTAGCTGCACCTTCCATAAAATATTTTTTACAGATACCGTCTGCCATTGTTTCACATGAAATTCCCATTTCTAAGAGATCCGCTATGCTTTTTGATACTTCTTCTTCTTTCAAGACAGGTTCAATAGTTTCAAGAAGACGCCCAGGAGTCGTAATTGCAGGAGGCTTCTCGTACGGACGTAATCCAGGAGGCTCAGTAAGAGACTGTCCAGGTATCGCCCTTGCAAAAGGATCGGGATTTTTTATTGGAGTTCTTGGAATTGGCATAACACCACCTATTTTTAGATTGTAAAGAAGAATTTAGACACTTGGTTTCTTTCGCGTAGCTGCTTCACTGAACATTGAAGTTTCAGTTCCCGTTAAAGTATCCGATACTTTTGTGGGTTGACTAGGGGCTCTACCTTTAGAATAATTAACATAATCTCTATAATACGGATTATTGTTAACTAGACTTTTGTATGCTGCGTAGTACTGCTCTAAAGCTCTGGACTGTCTGTATTCGAGGCGATGCACTTTCTTTATAGGATCATAGCCACCCCCTAAACGAGTTAACTCCTTTGCAGTGCTAAGAGCGTCTGATCTTTTTTGTGCAAAACTCAACTCCCGTGCCGCGCGACTGTACCTACCCGCGCCACTTCCACGACTTCCTCCACTTAAAAAGGAAGATGCGGCTGTTGAGACAACACCCGTTAAAACCTTACCAACTGTTCCCATAAAATCTAACATACTCTTATTCTCCTTTTATTCTTATTGATCTTTATAGTACTATTATTCCTAGTCTAGAAGCCAACTGGGAGACCCTGTGCTTCAGCATCCTCAGCCGCTGTTGTTCCAGTATCACCACCACCACCACCACTAAAGACAGAATCCATAGCTCTCTCAAAGACTCCTGATAACATATCCCCGAAGAATCCACTTATCAAGGCGCTATCTTCTGCATCTATTTGTGCATCAAACATACTAGATGCGAACTGGTTGGCAATTGCCACCATAGCTAATTGGTGTGTCCGTTGCAACTCATTTTGCGTTGATTGAAAAAGGAAAGCAGCCTCATCTCTGTATTGTTGCCACAAATCATTTTGAGCTTGAACAGTCATACCCAATAATGCTGCAGCATTGAGTCTGCTTTCCTCATTCTCGGTAGCATTATTTGCAGTAGCAATTGTTCTTCTCCACACTGCATTTGATTGATCTATTAGCTGTTGCATGTTAGCATTAAATTTCTCTCTAGAATCTTCAATCTTTTCCATGTACTTAGTTACACTATTTGCTTGATCGACATTGAATTGGTGGGTTGCCGTTTCTCTGTCCAAGTTAGTTTTTGAGACTGTGGCTCCTAGTTGATCATAAAATTCATTAACTTGTGTCTCTGTTTTTGCGTTAAATTGAAGTCTTAAATTTTCGGCGGCTGCATCGGTAAACAGTGCTTGAACATTGGATTGATATTCTATAATATTCGATGCTTGCTCATTTGTAACATTCAGTAAGTCCATCTTCAAGAAAGATTCAGCATTATGTTTTGCTGCTTGCATCTTGTTATCAAGATTCTTCATGTCCAATGCTGCAATAGTGGCAGCATTAGCCAGGGCAGTTTGTTGTTCGTTGCTTAAATTCTTTATTTGAATAGTAGCATACTTATTAGCATCTTCTACTGCTATCGGTAAAGCACTCTCTGCGATAGCTTGTACCATTGCTGCTGCTGCAACACTAGACGCTCCTAAACCTCTAGAGTTCATTATCTCCTGAACTTTACGAACATTAGGAGCGGCCCACGCAGGAAGGGGTTTACCATCCTCTAAAGCTTCATATATTTTGTCGAGTTGATACTTTACTGTTGCTTCGCTGGCCAAATCTTGCGTAGCTGCTTCGGAAAGCGTACCGTCAGTGAGCATTTGTTCTTTGGTTCGTGTATCTATGACATTTGCTGCATCTATTTGTGCGTCTGATGAAAGAACTCCTTCTACACTGACAGCGGAAGGAATACTACTAGCAGTTGTTGCTAGATCAGTTGCAGCTATGGTACTCGCTTTTCCCGCTCCAGTGGGGATATCCGTTTGCGGAGTTATGAAGTCTTCTTCGTCAATATCTTCTACTTGAGCCGCCGTAACGTCTAAATCTTCATCCAACACCTTATCTGTAGTATCTAATAGCTCATCTTCTTCGACATCCTGGGTTGCTAAGTCAACAGCGCCCGCGCCGAGATCCTCAACAGAGGTCGTACCAACTGCTTGATCAGACTTTATATCGACAATGCCTTTGTTGCGTTCTTCAAGTGTAAGATCTCTCGGCTCTTCCACTTCTTCCGCATCGTCACCTAATTCATCATCGAAATCTTCATCGGTATCAAATTCTTCTTCTGCCATATTCTTACGCCTTCTTGTATTTCGTAACTTCGGAATACTTTATTAGCATTATATATCTCTACCCTTTTCCTCTTTTGGTAGGACATTTTCAACACAGATTGTGAATGCATATGCTATTCTTGCTCTAGTAGCAAAAGTTGCAATCATTTCTGCTCCTCTAGAGTAACATTCTCCTAATGTTTTATATCCTTGAAGTGATTGTAAATCATCTACTTGAACTGTTGGATTACCCATAAGAGTAAGAATAACAACCGCTTTATATAACATCATTGTAAAATCCTCAATGTTAACCTATTTTATGAATACTGACTTTATTGGAATCTACAAAGATGGATGAGAACCATTATGCATTTTGTATATGCGTTCTATCTCATTTTCTAAGATCCTCAATCTTATCTCTGTTGCTCCATCTCGCTCACTTCTTTCCTTTAAGATTTGAGGAGATAGTATATCATTTGCCATTGTTTCTATGCTACTTTGAGATACAGCTTGATTTGCTTCTAGGTGGTCAAGTCTCTGGCTCATTTCTGTTAGACTTTCTTTTGTATCCTCTAGTATTGAAGTTATAGACTTTATTGTAGCTTTTAGTACTCCCCACGTTGTAGCAATACCTACCAGCACAATTCCAAATGTCATTAATTCCCGTAGACCAAATTCCATAGTTTTATATCGCTATTCTTACCTCGCAGTTGCTGGTGCAACACCACCACCAAAGGTTCCGCCGTGACCACCAAATGGACTCTCAGCCCACGCAGCATAAACGAATGTTGCACCCGTCGAGTGGTTTGGACCACCCGTCTGACGGCCCTTAAAACCGTTTGAAAGTAGATCTAAATCTGCCGCCGAGAGGGTTGTTTCAGCAGCGGTGGTATTCAGATATAGAGGGTTGTTACCAGGAACACCGTTGTAGCCATCTCGCTCCGAGTCATAGGTGAACCACCCATCAACGGCTCGGTCGATGGCCTTGCAAATCAATAATTTTGGCCCTAGCCCATCTGCAACGAGTGTGCCGTCTGTCGCTCCATTGCCCTCATAATGACCGAGCTTAAATACTGCGCTTTCTGGGACAACCAAATAATCGTAAGTGCCATCAGCCTTACCGCCATCAATGACAAAAGATGTAGCCCCAACCGATTTGATTGTGGCGTCAGTCGTTTCGGCATTGACGCCAGTCAGATTGAGTAATTTGCCGCTGGCCAAGTCTGGATGGAAAACTGGAACCTCACCATCACTTCGTGGAAACAATATTACCAGGGAACGTGTTGTCCCAACGCTGGTGAAGCTTACTGTCGTGTCACCTCCCGAATGTGCAACACTTCCAGCCCGAGTTCCCATTGTGCCATCAACCCTGATTGAAT